ACTACTGGTATAATTTTGAATTGGGGCATAATTTCCGCTATATATGATTTTTGCCATAGTTTTACCACCTCAATCTGGCTAAAATGTAATCTCGTTCATATCTAAATTTAATTTTAAATAGCCAACAAATCTCATTATGCATCCAAGCATACACACAATGCCTCTCTGATTTTTGTATGTTTGCTATTATCCAATCTATTATCTCTATGCGCTGTTCAGCTAGGTCATACATATTAAGTTTAATAACTAGTTCATGCCATCCTGGCTTAATGTTTTCCCAGTCTATATTCTTCATTGAAACCTCAATAAGAATATCAAGTATTTTTGTTCGTCCACTATCGTGTAACCATCAGTGATGTTACCGTTGACTAAGATCATCTTTAGTCCATACTTATTTTCAATATAAGTTTCAAAATCATGGTCATAATAATTTGTCTTATCTTCTTCCATGAATTCTACTCTTGCTTGTTTAAGTAGCTTCCAATACTTCCAACGATTCTTTCTGAAATCTATATCAGGATCATCGTGATCATAATCTTGGAATGACTTTGATATATTGGTCATGACCATCTCAATGCTGCTATTGTAGCATATTTGGCATGCTTTTGTCTAATCTTTATGGTTAATCGGTTCTCGGTAGCATCCCGATCGGCTAGACCCCAGTCCCAATCCCATCCTTGTTTTCCAATATGTTTTTCCATCCAGGGCCTATAATGAACGTTTGGATCTGCTGACAACCACTGCTCGTCCGTTTTATATTGATCAATGAATTCTTTAATTATTGGACCATCAGGCCACGCAACATTGATAACAACACCGGGAACAAAGCTCCACCAGAGTTTTTCTTTGATGCCAATTCCACAGGGCATCCAATGTGAATATTTTTCCTTCCAAAAGAAAATACCTTTGATGTTATACTTGCTCATGTCCACCTCAACTTAAACCAAATAGCATCTTGCTCATCACTAAAAAAGTAATCAATCTGATAAAGATCATAGTGATTGTACCCATCCTGATGTAGATCATTGGTAACATAACTTGGGGAATGTTTTTTGGCCCAAGCTAATGCTTCCCAAGTCAAATCGTACGGCAAAGTCACATACTTCATTCCCATCGTAGTAAAAACAAAGTTAAATCTTCATCACGAGTTAATACTATCTCGCTAATTTTACTATTATCTAACCAACGATTGCTACTAGTTTCATCATCATAGCCTGAGTTGCCAAAATTCTTCTTACACCATTTCTTTACTTCTTTGGTGTCAACATCTTCTTGTCCCTTCCAAGAGATAGTATGTATATTAATTTTGCTGCCAAAATAGCGTTCTGTTCTGTGTACGAATTTGCTCATGTGAATTTTAATGCTATCATCACAGCATCCCTTTCATTGTTGGTTGCTACGAATACTTGGTCTTGTTCGTGCAACATATCATTAATATGAAATTTCCCATCCCATTGATTTCTGTAACCACGGGCAAAGTAATATACTGCACAGTTATTTAACGCTCGGTTAGGATACATGTACTGCCGAAAGTCTTTACTCGGGTTCCAACCAAATGGGTCAGAAGAATTAAATATCTCAGTGGAGACTGGAAGTATGTATTTGAAATTCATAAACATATTTTCAATCGTGCCGGCACTATGTACAACTGTTTCTTCGTACCACTTGCGATGATCGCGGGTTTGTTTGTCTAGCCCAATACGCCAAGTTAGATACTTGTCTACAATGTAGTCAATTAGTTGCATAACGCCAGTAACATTTTATATTTGTCATATGCATCAGCCACTGCAGGATACTTTGCACGAATTTGTCGTTCTTCCTGCTGCTCTCTACTATCTTCCTCTGCACGATTATCCAGACGAACCATATCCTGAAATGCTCTTACGGGGAGTTCAATCTCTACTCTATCTCTGGAATCAGTGTAATCTAATGCTCCAAGTGAGGCATGGGGGCTGTTGCGATAATACTGATAATGTATCCTGGCATTATATCGTCTTGTAAAATCTTCAACCATTATATTATTCATAGCCACCTCAACATGAACCAATTACGATCTGCTTCATTACGGAACCAATATTTACGATCACTGCCTATCCAACAACTATTAGGGGTTGACCAATCACTATCCCCAAATGTCATTGTTATCCAATCTGCCATTGCATACCACTCAACAGCAGAAAAGTACATTGGTTTAACCCAATAAGGATATTTAGGGTAAGCGTCAGCATAACCAGTTTCAAGGCGTTTCATGTTATCAGTTTCAATGCAATTAGCCCATCTTGCTGTACTCATGGTGCGTTTCTTTATCATAACCATCTCAACGCAAAATATATTGCATTCCTCTCATCATAAAAATAAAAATCCATATAATGTACAGAACAATTAGTGTGAAAATTTTCTCCTTGCACTCCAAAATTTTCTACTGCCCAAGCATAAGGGTCATTCCAACCTGGGCCGCCTGTAATTGCCGTCCATGGCATGCGAACTCTAGTACCCAGCTTCGCTGAGGGTGTCTTTAACTCGTTTAGTAAGGTCTGCATCTCGTTTGAACTTTATTGCCCATTGTTCTGGGTTGATATAATCAATGATTAGTTTAACATGTCCTTCATTTAATGTATCTAGAAAATGGGTACCACTGTTACTTTGATACAACAACCATGGACTTATCTTTCCTGCGGTGATAGCATAACATATTTTATTTACATTCCCGTATCTTAAAATATCTTGTGGTTGTATACCTGCATCTTCTGCTAAGTTAATACAATTTCCCACGCTACGATGTATAGCATCAAATGCGTCCTCGTATCGCAAATATTCAACAAGATATTTAGTGTATGTACTATCACTGCACCAGTTGTCAATCTTAGTTTGATTCTTCAATAACCAATCAATAAATCTGGGAATGTTAATTGCATTGATACTGACACAATAGTTACCAAACTTAACAAACGCAATGTAGTATGGGTTCTTAATAAAATCTTCGTGTGCTAGATTTTTTCGTTTTGATGTATTCTTTTTATAAAAATCTAACCAGCATTGGAATGCTATTCTATTGCCATGATTGTCTTTGTCTAACCATCTGCGTTTCGTTTCACATACATGTCTAAGCGTGGTTGATTCTTTGAGGAATTCTCTTTTGCAAAACTCGCAACCATACTTCACCGGCTTATCAATTGCCGAGGTCTCGTTCATATTGCTGAAGTTGCTGATCAGTGATAGTTTCATTTAAAACCTCAATATCTGTTAATTTCATATTAGGAAACAATTCTGCTAATTTAAGTTTGCGCTTTTGACCAGATACAAACGCTTCACTTACCGCGTCAATGTCATCACTATCCGCTCTAGGATATATCTTCTTGTAATACTCTTTGATATCTTTTAGTTTAGCCGGTGCTTGTAATTTACTTACCTTAGGACTAATGTTGGGTATCCACTGATGAAATTGTTTACCTACTCCCGGGCTACTTGCACACATCATTAACCATTGTAATTTTGGGTGCTTTTGTACATTCTCGTTGAATAGATATTTGTTTGCATACTCGGCTGTACTCATTACATAATATCTGCTCAATGCTTCATTGCCCTTAATTGCACTTAGCCATTGAATCATTGTGAACGGGACAAACTTCTTTTGTTGTTCAGGTGATAGCCTGTCAAAGAAATCATAATCCTTTTTATCTAATGCGGCAAGGAACTCAAACAAGTTTAAATCTTGTTTATCAAATTTTTCATCAGTTGGTGTTGCTGCTTTTTTGGTTGCCATAATTAAAAGGCTTGGTTATAGTCCACAATCTCGCAATTACGACTAATCTCTTTTACAAAATAAACACATTCAGGTTTAGGACCATCATTCAGCGGTACACACAGAAATTGACCATTACGCAATCGTGGAGCATACCATGTTACATCGTGATAGATATCTACAATCTCAATGGGCAGAAATGTAGGACTAAAACTAGTTAATGGATTAAACTGAAACACATTAAATCCTCTGTCATTGATACTTGTCAGTGGTAATGTCTCTAAGTCCCCGTGTTCTTTTTCACCAATCAATATCTGCCAATCTACTGGCATCTTAATTGTATGATTACCAATCTTCAATACAAGTGCAGGGGCATTAAAACTTTCTAAAAAGATTAACGGGATATAATGATAATCCACATTTGAAGGGTTTGAATTGTCTAGTATAGCGAATCTAAGGTCTTCCACTTCTTCGGGTAACATTTCCAAATTGTAGCGGGTATTTGTGTCTAGCAATAAAATATTCATACAATTATTGTATCATTTATATGTAACTTTTTCTACATCAAACGGGTAGTTAGCCTCTTTATAAAATGTTTTTCGTTGGGTAAGATGTCGTTTAGCAAATTTACAGCTACTTGTGATATCCCAAATTTCCACGTGAGCCTTATCTTCGGCTTTACGAATACCACGCCCGATACTTTGTATTACCCTGACAAAACTCTTACCCGGTTCAATTAGCACAAGGTTAAAGATTCGTGGAATATTAATACCCACGGCCGCTACACCATAAGTAGCTATAATGATTTTGTTAGTTGATGTTGCAACCTCATCATATTGTTCTTTGCGTTCATTCATACCAGTATTACCTGATACGAATACAACATCATATTCTGTTTTGAAGTCCCGTAATAGTTCGGCTAATCTGTTATGTAATTCTTTGCCTGCTGCTACTCTATCAACTAATATCAATGTGTTACCAGTGTTTTTAATTGTATCTACTAGTTGACT